AATGTTTCAAACATCACAAAGATTAGAGGAAGTATTATAATGGCTGTAACAGAACAAGTATCACGACCAGCACCTTTTGTAGAAAAACTAGGTACAAACTTAGCAGAAAATGTATTAGCTCAACAAGGTGTACCTGTTGTAACAGGTGGATTAGGAAGTATTTCACAATTAGCTGGTGAGTCAGCAGATTTATTTAAAGCAAGACAAGATGCAGCTCAAGCTTTTGATGTTAGAAAACAAAGTTTAGCAGGACTTGCACCACAAGTAGCAGGTCAAGATGCATTACAAACACAAGCACAAAATTTAGCAACCCAAGGTGTAGGTTCTTTTGCACCATTTTTACAAAAAGCACAAACTGCAGGTACAGCAGCTGGAGACGCATTAAGTGGAGTTGGTTTAGGAGCAACAGCTTTTCAACAAGGCGTACAAGATTTTATGTCCCCATATCAAACACAAGTTATTGATGCAACACTTTCAGAGTTTGATCGTAACACGCAAATACAACAACAGCAGATTAGAGATCAACAAGCAGCTTTGGGTGCGCTCGGCAGTGGTCGAGCGGGAGTGCAACTCGCAGAGTTTGGCACAGGGGCTGCGAGAGAACGAGCTTTATTACAGGCCGGTCTCTTGCAACAAGGATTTGGTCAGGCAGCAGCAGCCAGACAACAAGACATTGCTAACAGAGGAGCGTTAGCATCACAACAACAAGGTTTAGGACAGTTTCAAGCTGCATTAGGTCAAACACAACAACAAGCAACAGGAACAGATATTTCACGTTTAGGTCAGTTGGGCGCACTGAACCAGGCGCAACAACAAGCAGAGTTTGATGCAACAAGAGAAGCAACAAGACAAGCAGCTTTCCAACCACAGGAACAGTTAGATAGATACGCTGCACAAGTAACAGGAATTATGGGTGGGTATCCTGGTCAAACAGTTTCAACAAACGTACCTAACCCTACACCATTACAAACTGCACTAGGTGTTGGTACAACACTTGCTGGTATCTATGGTGCAACAAGACCAAATGCTCAAAGCACTTTTAATTTTCCAGGAACTTAATAATGAACAGAACTTTAAAAAGACCAATGTTTAGAATAGGTGGATCAGCCGGTAGTGGTATTACATCAGGATTAGATCAACCACAAAAAATGGCTAACGGTGGTAGAACAGGTTATCAACAAGGTACAATGCCAACGTTTCAAGCACAAGGTTTACCAGGTTTTCTAACTAGCTTTGGTTTAAATCTTTTATCAACGCCACCACAAGGTAATATATTTCAAACGGCTGCAACAGCTGCAAGAGATCCTTTTAACCAATTACAAGTAAGTCAAGCAAGAGCTAGAGAATTACAAGGTGAAAGAGATTTTTTAAGAAGTGAAACTGATAGAAAAATAGAAGCTGCTGATACAAGATTAGAAAAAGAAATAGCATCTAGAGAAAAAATTGCAGGCATGACTAAAGGTGATGAAAACGTTATGGCATACGCAGAAATATTTAAAGATGTAACAACTAATGCCCCTAACTTAATTAAAGGACAAAATGCAGTAGATTTTTTTGAAACTAAATATAATGAACTAACAAGTCAATATGGAGTAGAGTCTGTAGCAGTAGAGCCAATAGATGCAACGACAGTACGATCAAAACAACAAATAAAAAATTTTATAAAAGCAAATCCAGATTACAAAATTAAAGTATATTTTGATGTAGCATCAGGTAAACCAGTTAAATTTGTTAGAGATGTTGAGACTAATGATCTTAAATTAGTACCAGCAGATTCTAGTGAAATAGATACTACTGGAGAAGGTATGCCAGCACCAAATAATTTAACGGACTATCAAAAACAAGTTATTGAAAATGTTGAAAAAAATTTAAAAATAAAAGAGGAAAAAAGAAAACAAAAAGTAATAGATAGTTTACCCGATACTCAAAGTTTTGATGAAAGCTTCTACGAATAGGAGTAGAAAATGGCAAAATACGTACCATTATCAGCAGCGGAAGAAAACAACGAAAGTAGTATATTTGCATCTATAGGTGCAGGTCTTGCATCTGGTTTAATTAAAACTGTAGAAGGTGTTGTGTCTCTTGGAGCAGAGCTCGTGGACTACGGAGCAGATAGTAATACAGCAGCAGATGTAGAACAATTTTTTGATAAAATAAATATATTTGAAGATACTGCACAAGATAGAGTTGCGGGTAAACTTGTAGAAGTATTTACACAGATAGGTATACCAGGTGGTATTGGTTTTAAAGCAGCAACTAAACTAGCAGACAAAGCATTAAAAGCAAAGAAAGCTGGTACATACGCAAACTTAAAATCTAAAAATGTAACACTTGCAGCAGCAAAAGCTGATGAATTAAATAAAGCAGCTAAAACAAAAAGATTTGCAGCAGGTGTATTTGGTGGTGCAACGGGAGAAACATTCGTTGCAGATGTAGAAGAGATAGGTACTTTTGGTGATTTCTTTGATGGACCAACAGCAATAGATAGTTCTGAATTAGAAGGAAGAGAGGAAGCTGGTAGAAGATTATTAAATAGAATTAAGTTTGGATCTGAATCTTTATTGTTAACACCATTTGTTTATGGTGTAGGTAAAGGTGGCAAGGCTCTTGCAACACGGGGCAAGGAACTTGCATACAGTGATAGTGCATTTGAAAGATGGGTAGACAAATATATTGGTTCACCATTTAGACCAAGAGGTGATTTACCACAAGAAGTATTTGAAGCTGAGATGGCAAAAGCTGGATTAAAAGCAAGAGATACATTTAGGGCTAAAGAAATTGTTACAAATATTACAAAAGAAGTAGATAAGATATATCCTTCATCAAGTAAATTTTTTGATAGCTCAACTAATGCAGAGCAAAAAAATTTTTATAAACAATTAAACGATGTATTGTTTGAAGGAGACCTTAACAAACCTATTAACCCAGGTGCAAAAGATGCATTAATTAGATCATTAAAAGATAAAAAAATAAGTCCAGAATCTATAGGTACAATAACATCAAACTTAGATGCAGCTAGAAATGAGTTTACAAATTTAATAAGTATACTTGAAAGAAACGCAGAAGGTAAAATATCTGCAGGTGCAAAAGATTTACAGAAAATTATGAAAGAAAGAATTGAAGGTTGGTTAGGTGGTACGTATAAAATATTTCAAAGACCAAAAGGTTTATTTAAATTATTTCAACAATTTAAACCAACAGATGAAGCATATGTAAATGCAATAAATTTATTCAGAAGATATTTAGCAAAGACAGATAAATCAAGAACAAAAGTTTTTGATCCAGATAGTACAGATTATTACGAGCAAGCAAAGTTTGCAGTTGATGATATTATTAATCAAGTACAGGTAAAAAAGAAACCAGGTGGTTTGCCTGATGTAGCATATCAAGACAAGACAGGTATGTTAAAAACAAAAAGTTTTGAAAAAGCAAAAGGTAGAGGTAGTAAAGTATTTAGAGAGTTGTTTGGTGAGATACAGGACCCACGTTATTCTATATTTAATGCAATGACAAACCTATCAGCTGTTGCAAGAACAGCTACATATTTTGATGACGTTGTAGCACAAAATGCAAAAGTACAACAAGGTGGTGGTAGAGGATTTTTTTGGGACTCAGAAGAACTTGCAAAAGCAGCTGTTAACTCACCAGGTACTGGTATTCAAATTCAAAAAGTAGATGATGTTATAAATAAATTACCAGGTGGTAATACTATTGTAAGTCCATTGTCAGGTAAATGGACAACAAAAGAAATAGCTGATGGTATTAAAAACGCAAACGATATTGGTGCAGGTCTAACTTCTGTTATCAGAGGTAGAGAGGGTGCAAACCCTGCGGAGAAAGCAGCCACATGGTTTTATAGAAATCTTTTATTATTTCCAAAAGGTATATCACAGATGGCTAAAACTATCTTTTCAATACCTACACACTTACGTAACTTCTTTAGTGCTGGTGCGTTCGCAGGTGCAAATGGTATATTGTTTGAAGGTTTAACTAATCCTGGTTTATTAAAAAAAGCATTTGCAGAAGGTATAGATACATCTGCATTATTAAAATTAGGTCCAGGTAGTGCAGAAGCACAAGCAGCTTACAGAGAATTACTAGAGCTTGGGGTTGTAAACTCACAGGTACAAATAGGAGATCTTATTGGTTTATTAAGAGATGCAACAGGTAATCCAGGTGTAGTTAATACAGATACAATCTTACGACCTTTTATGTCTAAGTTAAAAAAACTTGGTGACTTCTTTCAAGGTAAGTATGTTGCAGAGGACGACACATGGAAAATTACAAACTATGTAGTTGAATTAGATAGATTAAAAAAAGGTGCTTTAGCAAGAAATAAAAATATAGATTTTACAAACCCTGAAGTAATTAGAGAATTAAAACAAGAAGCAGCTAACATTGTAAAAAATACTGTACCAAACTATGCATACGTCGGATCAGTTGTTAAGACTGCAAGAATATTACCTATTGGTAACTTTATGTCGTTTCCATCTGAGATAATTAGAACTACAACTAACATTGCAGAACAAGGTTTAAAAGAAATGAAACATATGCCTGCTGCAGGAGAAGTAATTAGAGGTAGTAATGTAACTCCATATGTTTTTATAGAAGGTAAAGGTCTTGTTAAAAACAATAATGTTATGTATGGCACAGGATTTAAAAGATTATCTGGTATGGCAACTACATTAACTGTAGTTCCGGCTGCAACTGTTGAAGGTGCAAAATGGATATACGATGTAAGTGAAGATGAGATACAAGCTTTACGTCAATTCGTACCTGAGTGGTCAAAAAACTCTACATTGATTCCAATAAGAGATAAAGATGATGAGTTAAGATATATAGATTTTAGTCACAGTAATGCATACGATGTAATTGCAAGACCATTTAGAACATTAACAAATAATATTATAGCTGGTGAAGCAACAGATCA